GCTTAAGTTCCTCAGTCTTCTGTGGCCCTAGCTGATCGAAGATGTCCTTAACTTTACTCTGAGGTAATCCTCTAAGAGCATCGGCAGTTATCTTCCTCACAGGAACAGATGGATTCTTCTTCGGGGTCATTGTTATCATATCCTAGTAACGACATAAGTGTGCTGGATGCGCTCTCGTCTAGGTCGGGGTCAATGGTTTGCTCTACTTCAACATTAGTTTGTGTGGGAGACCAACCACCCTTACTACGAAGGTAAAGCTCCGCAGCTTTAAGGTCTCCGTCTAAAGCCTTCTGAACAACCACCTGACCAATATTGCCAGTTGTCTCTAGCTTAACTTCGGCCATATCTTTACCGTATAACTTGTAGAAGGTAGCTAGGCTGGAAGGCGCATGTTGATACTTTTGGATACCAGCCAAGATGTCACTAACAGTCACACCTTGACCAGTACCAAGTCTAACAACTTTGGCAATAACATTACTGTACGGAAGTTTTTTATTAGAAGGCATAGGTACTACCAAAATAAGGTCCATCCCCCACTATCGGCATAGTCGCGTCTACACGATTGCTTTACTAGGTTCACTATGGTTAACGGGGGAGGATGCTATTGGGGGTATTACATAGAGACTATAGTATATACCTATACTCTTTATTACTGGTCTACCTTAACTAGGGACCGGGCGAATACCCTTTCATATATATATACATACCTAAACTCAGAAAAGTTTCCTAAGTTTTTTACTTTTTTTGTATTTTGTTGGATTTGTGTGTTATTTATGTCACACTGTTGTGATAGGCGGGCGTTTGGACCTTGTGGGGTTGGGTGTGGCGTAGGTGTTGCATTTATATCACACTAATGTTTTTTCTTGTTTTGGATATGGGGGTCGTTAACGGGTCCACCGAATCCTTTGGCGTATAATATCAAGGGTCCCACCTAAAGTCAACCCACCCGGGGAAAATAATTCACGCAAGTGACATTTGTGCAACAGACGTGATAAACTCTTGACTCTTTTGCGTTTATCTGAGTGAAACCGACAAATTTAAGCGCAAGGATAAGCGATTCGCCTCACACCTTGCACCCGTTCCAAACCCACAAGCCTCAGCTCAGTCTCACCTCAGCTCGGAACATTTGCACGATAACAAATTGAACCCATTGCAAAACACAAATAAGCCTGAGAGCCAATATACGGCCGTTTTAAGCGCATAAAAAGACTCTAGCATATACGGACTGGAAAACAGCTCAGGCAATATAACAGGCTTACAATGGCTCTCAGATGCTATTGACCTGAGTCGCTGCATATGTCAATTTGGCAATGGACTAATCCGCAATTTAACAGAGGAATCAACCATGGAAACCGCTTTGAGATATGAAAAGAGTCAAAAGCACATTGCAGCATTGCTAGAGTCTTTTAAGACTAGCATTGCTTGCAATGACACTGAGTATAACTACCAACTTTTCAAAGCCTTTGAGTCAGCATTGACTCCATATACTGAAGAGTCTTTCAGTTTGGCTATATGGGCAAGCCCGGTTGTCGACTCTAAAGACGCAAGACTCATGGCTATTTACACAAGCGCAGAGGAATTAGAGCGCGGCCGCCGCACCATTGGAAAGCCGGGTAAGTTGCTCAGGAAAATTGCACCCATGGCAAGTGACTCTGATTGCGCCAAATTCGCTGAAGTATTCAAAGACAACTTTGTGACTCCATTGCAAGGCTTGGTAGTTAAATCGGGAAACAAGCCTGAGGATTTCGCGCGGGTATATACTCAAAAGCAAGCGCCAAGGTCTGATCCAAGACTCGGCGCTGAGTTCAAGAGTCTATCTGCGAGCTGCATGCGCTATTCATTTGACCACCTATCAGGCCACCCGGCGTCAATATATGGCTCGGGTGATTTCGAAATTGCGTGGGTTGAAAATAGCGCGGGTGAATTACTTGCGCGGGTGGTTATAGCGACTCGCAAGGGGCGATATGCAGCCGCCCCTATTTATACGAATTCAAATGCAGCCTCAGATATCCTTGCTCAGTATATCAAAGAAAAAAACGCGGCTTGTGAGGAACCCGAAAAAGAGTCTTGGATTAACTGCAAATTGTCAAAGATTGATGCAGGCTTAGGCGGTGAGTCTTGGCTTGGACCTTATTTGGATCAGCACCAATCAATAAAAGACTGTGGCGAATACTTTAGAATCTGCCGCGGTCAAAATGCAGAATATCGCCTGGACTCTACTGAGGGAGTCGTTGGTGGTTATGAATATCACTGCGAGCAATGCAGCTGCGGCTTGTCTGAGGATGACGGCTTCTTTAGCGAGGCATATGGTGGAACCTATTGTGAGTCTTGCTATTTCGAATCCCATTTCACTTGTGAGGATTGCGGCGAGTCTGAGCATATAGACGCCTCAGTTACGCTGATAAACGACTCTTGCATTTGTCAATATTGCTTTGACCATGGGGATTACGTTCACACAAGCGAGGGAGTCACCCACGTTGACGATGCAGTGTTTTGCGAGGAGTCAGACCAGTGGTTTCACGTTGACTCGGGTGATTTCTTTGAATGTCTCGAGGGTGAAATCCGCGCAAATGATCTCAAAGCACCCGTCCCTATTGATTGCACATTTGAACAGGCGGTTGAATTTTACGTTATAACCACCAAAATTGTCGAGTATGTGATTAATGGCGAAACCTATCAAAAGCCGGTGTCTGTATTTACGCTGAAGCCTTGGCTTGAATATTCAAAAGACGAATACGGCAACCTGACAATCATCAACCGCCAATTAGACCTATTTGAAACTGAGGAGTCTTGATATGAAAACACTAGCTAAAATCACGCTGGCCTTTTACGCGCTCGCAATATTGGCTGCGCTATCACCATTCACCTATGCAGACTCAAGCGGCGCGGGTTTTTTCGTCGCGGGTTTGGGTGGGTATCACATCGAATTCGCAGCACCCGCTGAAGCCGGATTCTATAACTAAACACAAACCAACTGAAAGCAATTTACCCGCGTTTATAGCGCGGGTTTTTTGCCGCCTATAACCACCTGAGAGAGGATCAAGCCCGGCAATAAATCAGACACAAGACTCACCAATATATCAGGCTCAGGCTCAGGCTTGGCTCAGGCTTGGCAATGGCTCAGGCTTGGCAATGGCTCAGGCTTGGCAATGGCTCAGGCTTGGCTCAGGCTTGGCAATGGCTCAGGCTTGGCAACGATTCCCCAGCTCAAAAACATAGGGTTTTCTTATATAAGTATATTCTTATATATAAATATTCGAATATAAGCATATATAAATATTCGAATATAAGCATATATAAATATTCGAATATAAGCATATGCTCATGTGACCCCCACAGTGGAAAATGACCCCCACAGTGGAAAATGACCCCCACAGTGGAAATTAAGACCCCCACAGTGGAAATAAATCTTGACCCCTCCGTGGGAATTTTGTACGGTGATTCTAAGTTACCCCCGCAGTGGAAATTAATAGTAGCAAAGCTACGCAGTGAAACAGGAGAAGACCGATGGAAAATGTGATTGAAGTAAAGACAAGAGAAACCCGTGATGGTTGGGGTAATAAGGGGGTATGCACTTATAAGCGTATGTCTGAGTGGTTTGATAACGAGGGTGATTGGAGCGACAGTTGGGCTACAGTCTACGTCACCGACACATCTACAGGGCATGGTTGGGGAGGTCGCATGAGTAAGACAGGTTGGGACAAAGAGACAGAGAAAACGGAAAGTTTGGTCTCGGCAGAGATCACGGTTAAGATCAGTGAGACGGGTAAAGTACAACGCTTTACTGTACATGAGAGGCCCTTCACTTGGGTGAAGTCTGATTACAATGAATATGAAGCTGGGGGTTGGGCGATAGTTGATCTGATTGCAGATATGTATGAGAACAAAATTGATTGGTTCAGTATCCAGTGGTATGTTGCTGGGATGCCAATTATGCAGGAGACCCCACAGTGGAAATATGTCCAGCCCCTCTAGGGGAATTAGGGCTTGACCCCTCCGTGGGAATTTGGTATCTACAAGAATGTTCAACAATAAGGAATACTATATGCTATCAACAAAAGACTACATCGACATGCTATCTTACATGCGCCCAGAGGGTACCAAGGCCCAGCGCAAATTCTGCAACCGCTTCCTACGTCCTGTCTTTGGTGAGCCAGATGACCGTGGCAACTACATCCTACGCATTGGCAACCCCACTATTGCTTTCATGTCTCACCATGACACAGTACACAAGAATGGCGGTAGACAGAATGTTGTCATCGACTCCGGTGGCTTTGCTACAACCACCACACAGAATTGCTTAGGCGCCGATTGTACTACAGGTGTTTACATCATGCTGCGTATGATCGAGGCAGGTGTCGAGGGTTTGTACATTGTACACACAGCAGAAGAAGTTGGTTGCCGTGGCTCTAGCTATATCGTGCAGCATACACCAGAGGTTGTACGCGGTATCAGCGCAGCTATCAGCTTTGACCGTTATGGTTATAACTCTATCATCACACATCAGTCAGGTGTTCGTACCTGCTCAGATACATTCGTTGACAGCCTCGCAGACATACTCAACTGCGACTACAAGCACGATCCATACGGCTCATACACAGACAGCAACGAGTACCGTGGTATCATACCAGAGTGTACCAACATATCTGTAGGTTACTTCAAGCAGCATCAGCGTGAGGAGTCCCAAGACCTAGACTTCATGGAGATTGTAGCTGACAGTTGCATCAACGCAGACTGGTCCAAGTTAGTTATATCCCGTGATCCTACCAAGCTGTCACCGGAGTGGGATATGTTTGACAGAGACGATAGTGTCTACTGTGTAGATGACGATGATGTAGACTTCGATCCTGACATGGAGCAGCTTATTGCAGAGCGTCCAAAGAGTGTTGCGATACTGCTACAGTCTCACGGATACGATCTCAAAGACCTTGAGTATGCACTGGGTTTTGTGCGAGAAGAACACTACCCCTACTAATGGAAATAAGGAGAATACAGGTGGAAACACGCGAGGAGTACTATGAAGTTTACATTGATGGAGACCTGTATCACGAGGGAACCCTAAAAGATTGCACAGAGTATGCACTACATGCCCTTGACGATGACTGTGCTGAGGTGTACAAGGTAACTGTAACAGAAGAAAAGGTGGTAATATAATGGGAAAAGTAAACGCACTGTTTCAAGACGCACAGGAAGCACGGGAGGAAGCAAATATGCTAGTGCAAGTTATAACACTCACTTACCCTGACGGGGATCAAACTACATATGTGGATCAAGTAGGCACAGAGGATGCCGCAGAGAGTTGCTTTATGTTGGATCAACACCTAGCAGATGGTGACGATGGAACAGTAAAAGTATGTAAGCTATTGGAGTTAAGCCAATGATCTACGCAATAGCAGATGTGCCGCATGAGGATTACGACAATTTTGACATGCTCAATGAGCTGTTTCACGCATTGTCACCCTATGGATGGAAGCACAGCTCGTGGAAAAATGACACCTGCCCGTCACTGCTCAAAGAAGAAAAGCACGGCAATGTCTGTAAGATATTTGTGGACTACATCAACCCTGATATGCGTGAAGACCCTGAGTGGGATTTGCTATCTTATCAAGTGTCTGATGCAGAGGGATACCTGATCTTGCAAAACGAATTTAACGATGTGGACAAGCTGATAAGCTATCTGACAAAGAAGCTAAACTAAGACCCCTACAGTGGAAATTAAGGAGATCACCATGACTATGAACAAAACAACAGTACGCGAAATCATTAAAGCTCGTGGCACTAAGTTCGCCACAGTTACGTTTATCAAGAAAGATGGCAGTGAGCGTAAGGTCAATGGCCTGTTTCGTCCAGCCTCTCACATCATTGGTAATGCCAGAGGTCGTGTTATCAGTGAGACTATGAAGGCCAATGGCTACATTCCGATCTTCTCTGTGTCTGAGAACAGTTGGAAGTGCTTCCATGAGGACTCTGTTATTGAGGTGGTGTAATGGGTAGAGGTTTCGATCAAACACCAGAGCTTCTAATACGACAGAAGATTAAAATCATAAAGCTGAGGGAGGCTGGTTTTTACTACACAGAGATCAGCAACATCCTTGGTTGTGAGGAGTGGGAGGTCCGTCAGGTCTTAACTGAAGCTAGGGTAAAGTGGGGAATAAGAACATGACACCCCTCATGTGTCTAGCAGCAGCGGTCTTCTTTGAGAGCCGTAGTGAACCTCTGGAAGGACAGAGGGCCGTTGCTGAGGTCGTGATGACTAGGGTAGAATCACCCCGTTGGCCCGACGAAATCTGTGCCGTTGTCTTCCAACGCAAGCAGTTCTCGTTCACCCACGATGGAAAATCTGATAACTATCGCAAGTACAACAGCAACGTCTTCGACAGACAAGCGATTGATATAGCTGAGACAATAGCTAAGTCAGTGCTAAAAGGTGATCGCATAGGCTTGACTTCTACCCACTATCATACTACCTCAGTCTCACCATATTGGGCCAAAAGTTACCACCGAGATGGTCGCATTGGCACACACGTTTTTTACACAGCACCCGAAGGGAAATGAGAATGTTTAACATGACACTTGAGCAACACTTGGAAGAGATGGGTATCCGTCCCAAGTCAATCATCCGTGAGCTAGAGGAACTCCTTGATCCACGGCTGGAGTATCTGGCGAAGGGATACTTCAATGACCCCCGCAATGGAAATAATGAGGTTCCGTTCTGATGAGTATTACAGCATTTTACGTTCAACACGCTGGCTCTGACCTTATGGTCGTAAACAGTGCTAGGGTATCATTTGGTAAGCGTAGTGAGATGGAGGATGACCTTTGGGGGCCACCTAAGCTCAAAGAGAAGGACGCTAAGTTGATCCGATACCTTGCCAAGCATAAGCACATCAGCCCCTTTAACCACACATGGGTTACGTTCCAATGTCGTGCGCCTATGTTTGTAGCGCGTCAGCTTCAAAAACATGAGTATATGCCTTGGAATGAAATATCTAGGCGCTACACAACTGAAAATATTGAGTTCTATGAGCCAGAGGTGTGGCGGGGTAAATCTGAGGACAAGAAGCAAGGGTCTGAGGGTGTCGTTAACATTCAGTTAGACCAAGAGGTACAGTGGCACAGACAGTTCCAGACGTATCAGACGCTAATTGACGAGGGTGTAAGTCCAGAGATGGCTCGTATGGTACTACCCCAGAGTATGTACACTGAGTGGTTCTGGAGTGGAACGGTTGGAGCTATAGCGAAGATGTGCAACCTTAGATGCAAGCCTGACACACAGGCAGAGACACGCATTGTAGCTGACCAGATCAGTGAGAAGATGAAAGAGTTGTTCCCAGTTTCTTGGGCAGCATTATTGGAGGAGAAAGACCAATGAAACCTGACGTTACGCAAAAACAACAAGTACTTAACCACTTACAAAATAACCCTGATGGGTTCACCTCTTGGGAAGCAATCAGTCAATATGGTATTACCCGTTTAGCTGCTTATATTGGTTTCTTGAGGAATGATGGATATGGTATTAACTCGGTAACAGAAACCCGTAACGGCAAGGCAATTGCCAGATACTTCTTGGTTACAGGTGAACAGGAGAATGATGATGGCTAAACTGTATGACTTAGAGCTAATGATACTGGACTGTTGGCGTGTATGTAACGATCTTGAGACAGTGTTCAAACAGATCGGTGACGGTGAACGTAAGCCTACACATGATGAAATGATGAACACCTTGATGGGTATGCAGCAGCTATACGAGTGGAAGTTTGAGCAGTTGTTCTTTAAGTATGAGGATTTGTGTCGTGATAAACAGTGAGTGGCGAAAGTTGATAGCAGAACAAGAGAACTTTAAGGAGAACGTAATGGCAGAACATACAGCAGACATCGTGAATGAACCTAAGCACTACGCCCGATGGAAAATAGAACCTATCACATACATCATGCAGAACGGCTTTGAGTTCTGGCGTGGGAATATCATCAAGTATGCCAGTCGTGCAGGATACAAGCCCTACGAGGGTATGAGTAAGGCTCAGTGCGAGATCACAGACCTTGAGAAGGTCATCCGCTATGCACAGATGCGTATCAATCAACTTGAGGGAAAGGATAAGTTATGAGCGATAGTAACATAAGCATCAAGGAGGTTGTTAAAATGTGCCACAGGCTTGCTCATAAGTATAAGGCAGGTCACTCACACTTTGATGACTTGGTTAGTGAGGGTGTCTTAGAGTGCTTAGAGGTTATAAAAAAGTTGGAGAGTGAAGGTGAGCAAGCCTCTGACCACTGGGGCACTTTATATAGGCGAGCTAACAGCAGGATGCACGACTACCTTAACCTAGACTTATTTCCAGTACAGATACCTACGTCCACTGTTTCGAGAACTTTAGTCAGGGGGCTAGACATTGAATCGCTAGGGGACCAACACACTTGGAGTGATAAGGGTATAGATCACCTTAGAAACACGTTAAAGGCCGAGATGGTAAGTCTAGAAGCTGGTCACATGGTCGGGAACTCTTACGAGGGAGAGTACGAACAAAAGGACTTTAATGATAAATTTAAGTTGGTTCTAAATGAAAACTTAAACGATGCAGAGAGCCTGTATATACACATGAGGTTTGTGGAGGATATGACGATGGAAGAGATTGCTGATTTTATGCAGGTTAATAAGTCAGCTATCTCCAAGAGGGAAAAGAAACTTTTAGATAAGCTGAGAGACCTTGTTCCATTATAGCAACACTTCAGAAAAGTTTGATTTGGTGTGGAAACAAGATGGGTTTAAGGTATGTATATATATATGTACCCCTTTTGTTAAGCCCTCCGTTAAGGTAGACCAGTAAAGAAAGAGACTCTAGTATGATTAAAGAGAAGCACGAGAGCATACAAAAGTTACCTTGTCCCTATACTGACTGTGGTAGTAGCGATGCGTTTTCTTACAACACGAAAGGGTTTGGCTTCTGCTTTTCTTGCAGGTCAAACTACCCATCCAATAGCCCCAAGTTTGATTGGGTTGCCAAGAAGTACCCCCCACTGGGGACAGTTAATAGAGAGGACGATGATTTGTTTGATGCAGAGCCTAGCCCGGTCAGGGAGGTTATCAGGAAGAATGGTGACGGGGAATACCTTCCAATGCGAGGTCTTTCAGAGCGCACTATGGAGACTTATAACGTAAAGACCTACAACAAGGGAGCTAAACAGGAGTATGTGTACCCCTCCGGTGGAATTAAAACTCGTGACCTAAAGGACAAGGACTTCTATGTGTCAAAGGGCTTCAAAACCGATGAGTTATTCGGCATGAATTTCTTCACCGCTGGTTGCTCTAAGACTTTGACTATCACGGAAGGTGAGCTTGATGCGTTATCGGCTTATCAGAT